CATCTTGGCGTGATTATGGTAAAATCCTATGGCTGAATCAGTCAGGTCATGGGCTTTTGCGGGTGTAGTTCAATGGTAGAACACCAGCCTTCCAAGCTGGATACGCGGGTCCGATTCCCGTCACCCGCTCCATAGAAATGCGCCAGTAGCTCAGCCGGATAGAGCAACTGCCTTCTAAGCAGTAGGTCGGGGGTTCGAGTCCCTCCTGGCGTGCCACTTGCTGCAAGCGTCAGGTAGGATGTTGCATTGCGGTTCGCTGAAGTCTTTCTCAGGACTCGAACCATAAAATGCAACAGTCCGGTGGACTGTTGCCCGCGAGGGCTTGACCGAGCGGCTCCTTGATTTAACGAGTCCCTCCTGGCGTGCCATTCAGTAATTTAATATGGTGGATATGGCCTAGTTGGCTAAGGCGTCAGATTGTGGCTCTGAAGATCGTGGGTTCGAGTCCCATTATCCACCCCATAAAAACAGCACCATCCTTTGGATGGTGCTGTTTTTATGGGGTGGATTGGGACTCGAAAGGCCGTTAAGAAAACATGCCAGTGGCATGTTTTCAGGCCGTGGGAGAGTCCCATGATTTCAAGACGCAGCCCGTAGGGCTGTGGGTTGAAATCATCCGTCTACCGCCGCAGTTCGTTCCAAGCTACCGTTCTCCAACCAGAAAAAATCCCCACCCCAGACGGCGCAACACCATCCGGGGTGGGGACAACTATTCTGCGGTCAAGCCTTCAATTCCGGCAGCCCCGCCACACTGGTCAGCAGGCTCAGAACCCCCGCCAGAGCGGCGGCAGAACCCACCATGACCCAGTTTACGTCGCCAAGCACAGCGGCGGTTCCGATGGTCGCAGCGGCGGTCTGCGCAACGGTTTTCAGCGCCCGTACCCCGGCGGCCTTGATCCACGCGATTACCTTTTCCCTAGTCATAATCATCCCTCCTGAAAACTAACCCAGCCCGATTTGAGCCAGAACGAACCCCACGATCGCGGCAGCAATTGCCCAGATCAGCTTTTCCACGAACCCGTCCCAGCGCTTCCCCGGCTTCCGTTCCAGAGCCGTGACCTTGCCGTCCAGCTTGTCAACGGTGTCCGCGACCTGTTCCTGCTTGTTTGCCATGACCTCCATGGAGGTCGCCAGCCGGCTGATGACCTCGTTGGATTCCTCCAGTTTATCCAGTCTGTGACTGTTGGATTTCGACCGTTCCTCCACAGCGGTCAATCTTTGCTCATGCTCCAAGTCCATCCATAATTCCTCATTTCCTAACCTTTCCATCGAGCGTATCCTTGCCGGGTATCCACATGAATGCCCCAGCCGTACAGCCCGATTCCTCCAGTGTGCCCCAGAACTTCCTCCGCCGCGGCTTTCATCTCCGCCGGACTTGCGGCACTGTGCAGATCAGCGGCAAGCCCAAACAGATGCTGAGAATTGGCCACGCCGCCGACCTCCGCATTGTGCGCCGCGCACCGGACGCCGGAGCCGCCGCCGTCCACAACGGAAACCGGCACGCCCAGCCGCCGCCGGATCTCATCCACAGTGCGAACCATGGATTCCTGCGGCTCCACCGGGAACCCGCCGCACCGGCCGCAGGGGCAGCGGAACTCATCACGCTTGAAATACCGGATATCCCCCCACCAGTCAGGCGACTGATTCCCCATGACGGGCGTGTACATCCGTCCAGTCGCTACAGCCGAAAGAAGCGCCCCCTGCGTCTCGGGACCCGGTACGCCGTCCTGCCGGAGCCCTTCCTGCTGTTGGAAAACCAGTACCGCTGCCGCGGTTTTCAGGCCGTTAACGCCATCCACCGCGCCGGGGTTGTAGCCCAGATAAGTGAGCAAGCACTGAATTTGTTCAACTGTCACCCTCCGTCCTCCGTCACAGTGTTACCAGTTCTTCCATGCCGGAACCCATGAGGATCTCCTTCACCTTATTCTTCAGCAGCCGGGGAACGTCCGCAAAGTTTTTTTTACCCAGCATGATCTGCTGCGCCCACAACATAGCCATCATAAACATCATCCTTTCTGAATGTTCAAGCATACACGATCTGCGACATCTCCATCAGGCACTCGGTAAGCACCTGATTCTGCGCTTCCAGCTCTGCAATGCGGTCATCCGGGGTAGGCTCCGGTTCCGGTGCTTCGGCTATTGCCCGCTCAATCTCCGCGATTTCCTCCGGAGACATATCCCGAATTACGCCGTTTTCACAAATTTTCACAGCTTTTATCCCTCCTTACGCCCGCACGCCGTAAAGCACAAATTTACAGCCAGGATAAATCAGCATACCGGTTCCGCCGATGGAGGTAATGGGCTTCGCCCAGAGCGAATCCGTGAAATACTTCACGTAGGTGCTAGCGGAACTGCCATACATGCCCATGTTCTCACCCCATCCACCGCCGGTTGAACGCAATGCGCTTTCTATCACCTGTACCCCGGAAACATCCACCTCATAGACGGCTCCCACCAGACGGTCAGTTCCGACCTTAGGCCAAAGGGAAGTATAAACTGCCGGGCTGGGATTACCGGTGTTTTTCCCGTTGAGCATGGCAAACGTGATGTTCGGAATGGTGCTCCCGCCGGTATACTTGGGGAATTTCCCGCAGAGCCGCGCTTTCAGGAGGGAAAAGGGCTGGCCATTAATGCCCTTGTCGATGGTCAGCGCATTGCTTTCTTCCGCGTCGTCGGGAATGATGATCTCCGCGATCTTCTCCCATTTTTCGCCGCTTTCCGCTGCTTCCCACGCGGTGGGCTTTCCATCGGTATCCACGGCCTTGACTTTTATCGTCTGCCCCACCGTGGCCGACGTAAGGCCGAGGGAAATGTCCGTGCCGCCGGAGCCGCCGCCCTGTCCGTCCGCACCCTTCGGAATGCCAAGATTGAGCAGCGGATTCTCTGCCGTGCCGCCAATGCTGGCCGTTGCGTTACTGCCCGCCGGAAGGGTGGTGACCGTGCCGATCTGGATATCGGGGACTGCACCGTTCTCGCCCCGGCTGGGCTTCCCGGTATCGGTGTTTCCCAGATACCAGTTCCCGTTTTCACCGATGGCCGGAGTGATGCCGTCCTTTCCGTCCGCACCCGGAGAACCGTCCTTACCAGACGCACCAGCCGCTCCCGGAGTGCCGCCTGCACCCCTCGACGGCTTGCCGGTATCGGTGCTGCCCAGATACCAGTTCCCGTTTTTACCGATGGTCGGCGTAATGCCATCCTTTCCATCGGCACCGGGTGCGCCGTCTTTACCCGGCGCACCAGTCGCTCCCGGAGTGCCGTCCGCCCCTCTCGACGGCTTGCCAGTATCGGTGCTGCCCAGATACCAGTTCCCGTTTTTGCCGATGGTCGGGGTAATACCGCCCTTTCCGTCAGCACCTGTTCCGAGCGGATTGGCTTTCAGGTAGTCCTCCACGATTCTCTGCACCTCAGCCGGGGCAATCTCGCCGCCCTTTGTCAGTGCTTCGTTGATTGCCGCCACGAGATTGGACTTCGCCTCGGTGTCCAGCGCACCCAAATCGCCGACCATGGCCTGAATCTGCGCCCAGACCGGCAGGGAAGGGGCGGTGGAGGCATCGCCGGAAGGGGTTGCCGCGCCCTGAATCACACCAAGCTCCGTCCAGATGGTGGGGATGGCCACATGGTTCTCGGCATCCACACCGTACACGCCCATGTACAGGCTGCCTCCTGCCTTGCTGACCACCTCAGCAGGTATCACGATTTCGTTTCCGGCATCCAATACATCCTTCGTCGCCGCGCCCCGAAAAACCACCGTTTTCCGGAGGGAATCCCACGCGGGGTCCGTGTATTCGACGGCAACTACCGCACCCACGATCCCGCGGGGAATCGGCTCCAGACGAACCGTCTCGCACCGGCACCCGCTGACCCGTACTTCTGCTATTTTCATTTCATCATCCTTTCTGCGGGATGGGTAGTACATCCTGCGACCTTACACGCAAAAGAGCCGGATGTTGCATATAAAGCGGGAGAAGTGGCAAAAAGCCCCGCTGCCAGAAGGCAGCGGGGCAGGGGAGTCATACTGAACTCCAATTAAAATCTTTAAAAAAGATTTTAATTGCCTGAAGGGCATGGAGTTCATATGAGACTTGTTTTGTGATTTCTTTCCTTATAAATCACAAAACAGGCAGCGCCAATAGGCGATGCCTTCCTGATTAAAATCAAAGATTTTAATCAGGAAATAGTATCAGACATAAAATGCGCCCATTTTTTGATGGGTGGTCAAAATGGAGCGTATCGGTACCGATACGCTCCATTTCTCGTGCATAAGCCCCTTGGCTCTCCCAGAGGGAGAGGCAGGGGGTGCAGTTCATTATCCCGCTGTGCATGTTAACTGCCTAACGCGGCCCGCCCATTCCGCAGGTGACGCGTCTCTCTTACCTTATTTCCCGTTCAGGAAGTCGGACAGGACTTGGAAATACTTCAGGTTCTGCACTTCCCGGGAGTAGCTGATCTTGTTGGAGACGACGGCCTTGATGCGGTCCACATAGCTGTCATCAACCTCCACACCCTCGGCGGGAGTGAAGGTTCTGGACCCGGAATCGTAGGTGCCCTTGTCGGTTTTCCAGCTGTATTCCGGCCAAAGCACCAGCGGCTCCGTATCGGAGAACACATCCCGCCCCACCAGCAGGCGGGAATCGTAGTTCAGGCCAAAGAGATTCGACAGGGTGGGCAGAATATCCAGACTGTACACCGGCGTCTCCACCTTCAGATTCTTATCTTCCAGACAGCCGCTCCAGATGATCAGGGCGTTGCTGTCACGGGTAAACCGATTCATTTCTGTAACACCATAAAGTTCGGTCAGGTAATTTTCGGCATTTCCCCAAGTGGCGCTCCGTTCCAGACCGTAGGGATAGTGATCCGGGCTGATGACGATTACCGTGTCGTCGGCAATACCGGCCTCCTCCAGCTGACGGATCAGCGATTCCATGGCCATTTCCAGCTCCATCTGAGCGGCAAGGTAACACTTCACCGTCTCGGAGCCGTCATAATCCACCAGATCGTAATTTTTCCGGGACATGGCGTTGGCCTTCAGGGAGTAGCCGCAGTGGCCGGAAACCGTCATGTAATAAATGCTGAAGGGCTGCTGGTCAATGTACTGGGGCACGGAAATATCGATCATTTCCAGATCGCTTTCCGGCCAGACCGGCGTGATCCCTTCCAGACCGCCGTAGCGCGCCAGAAACCGGTCGTAGCCCAGCTTGGTGTGGGTCTTGTTCCGGTCATAGAAGTCCGCAAAGTGGTTGTGATAGGCGGCGGAATAGTAATCCAGCTTCTGGAGCTGATGCCCCATGGTCAGGAACAGATCCTGATAGACGGCCTGCTTCATGCACATGCCCACATCGGCCGGCACCAGACCGATCACATTGGAAAACTCGCCGGTGGTGGTACTGCCGCCCCATGCGGGCTGGTAGTAGTCGGTAAACTGGATGCCTTTGGTAGCCATCCGGTACAGAGTGGGTGTCCGCTCCGGGTCGATGACCTGCTTTGCGAAAGCTTCGGCGGTGATGAGGATCAGGTTTTTTCCGGCAAACATGCCGGTGTATTCGTTCTTTTTGGAGGGAGTCAGGGAAGATACGTACTGGCTGACGGCGTCGATGCGGCTGTTGCC